GCCGGCGGTGACGTAGGCGGTGTTGCCGGTGTTGTTGGTTGCGAAGTTGGTGAGTCCTGCTGGGCTGGTCGCTGGTACTGCCGGCTGCGTGATCATCCCGGTTCCCCCTTCAGTTACTGATGCCGTAGTGGCTGATGGTGTCGTTTCCGTCGACCCACGCCCGGAGGTTCGCCCCGGCCGCCTGCAGCGCCGCGTACAGTAGCCCCGCCGAGTCCAGCCACAGAGCCTGGTTCGCGAACCAGGTGAACTGCGGGATCGTCCCCGCCTGCCCGGCTAGCGGCGCGACCGCTGATACCGGGCCGGCGTAGCTGCTGGTGCCGCTGTTCGGCAGATCCGCCGCCGCCCATGTCCATGTCGGGCTGCCGGACGGGTAGGTGAGAGCGATCGTGCCGGGGTAAGGGAGTATGTAAGCGCCGGCGGCAGACCCGGCCAGGGTGCCGCTGATGGTGACCGCTGAGACGGTCGCCCCGGTGACGGTAACCAGCACGGGGAGGCCAGTGAAGTTAGCGGCAGCCACGGTGGTCGCCGGCACAGCCGGCGGGGTGATCGGGGTGTTGGGGCAGCCGCCGATGATTTCAGACCAGGTAGCAGGCCATGCGAAAGTGACCTGCGACGTGATCACGTACCGGGCGAATGCCATGACAGGTCACCTCCTCAGGCGGTTAGTAGGCGGTTACCGGGACGTTCTCCACGCTGTTCAGCGCGGAAGTGAGCTGCGCGACGGTGACCGTCACGCCGGTGAGGTGCGTGTAGTTCAGCGCATTCACCGGGACACTGGTCGCGGTCGGGGTGCCGTTGACCACCACCACGTCGGAGGTGCCGGAGGGGTCCACGATGAGTACCTGGCCCTGGCTGAACGCCGACCCGGCGGGAGTGGCGAACGGCAGCGACGTACCGCCCGCACTGACACCCGCGTTGATCGCCGGCAGTGCCCACGCCCAGGTGGGGGCACCGGAGTAGGTGACGGCGATCGTTCCGCCCGCCGGCACGTAGTAGGTGCCGTCCCCGGAACCGCCCAGCCCGCTCGCGCCGGTGACCGTCACGGTGGTGACCGAGGTACCTCCGGAAATCGTCACCTTGACGGCGGTCCCGGTGGTGTTCGCGGCGGCAACCGTCGAGGCGGGTACCGCCGGGGGGGACGCCAGCGACGGTGCCCCCAGGGTGAACGGCCATTCGCACCGGGAGCACCGCCATGTCAGTGCCGCGTACGGGACGAACTGCCCGGGAAACCAGCAGCGGGGGCACCGCAGCGGGACGTCGGTCGGCTGGACGGGAATCGGCATCGGCTATGTGCTCCTGCGTGGGCGTGCACCGCGCGGCGGCAGGTCCATCGCATCGGGGGCCACGGCGTCGCTCAGATGCCCGGCCATCTCCGACGGGTCGGCGGCCATCGCACCGCTCATCTCCGGCGCCAGGCCGTCGTCGAGAACCGAGACGTGGGAGCTGTCCGGAGGATCGGGCCGGGGTGCGTCGGACCCGGGCGGCGGCGGCGGCGGCCGGAACAGGCGGCCGGACACGTGCCGGGGCAGCAGCCGGGGCAGCGGCTCACGGGAACCGTCAGGGCCGGACAGCTTCCGGATCACCGGAACCTGCCGGCCGTCACGGGCGCCGTGCCGCTCGAACTGGCGGGCTTCCTCTTCGGTGAGGTACACGGTCTCCCCGGCCATCACCAGGTCGACGTTGCGATCCTTGTCACCCCGGCGGGGAACAGCCAGGTTGATCAGCGCCTCGTAGGGGTCGCCGATCCGGGTGGCGGGACTCTTGTCGGCGGATGCGCGGGCGAGCAGCTTGTCGAGGGTGAGCCGCTCGTCGGCGGTCAGCGGCGTGCTTGCGGGGGTCGGGGCCACGGGCTCACACCCCGCTCAGCAGGGTGATGGCAAGGGGCTGGTCGAGACCGATCGCACTGGACCGCTGGGTGTCGGACCGCCATGTCTTGCGGCGCTCGTCGCGGTACAGCGGTCCCGCGACGAAGGGGAGTTCGTCTGCGTAGAAGCCGCAGCGGTGACGCTGCATGACGATCGCGTTGCCTGCGGGAACCTGGCGGCTGACGAGCACGTCGAGGTTGAAGATCTTCTGCGGGAGGACACCTGTGTACTGGAGGTTCTCTGACGCGATGTCACCAATGTAAGGCGCGGCGAAGGTGCTGCTCTGGAGCAGCGTGTTCTTGGTGCCGTGGTTGATGATCAAAGTGTCAGCTTCAAACCCGAGCCACTGGGTGACACCGGAGGGGCTGACGATGTTGGCGTTTTCTACCAGGTACACCGCCTGGGCGATGTCCGAGCGGGTGGTTGCCGCTGCGGACGCCCACGGGTTCGCCACCGCGAGCGTCTGGATGGACGCGTTGGCTACGACGGCACTGTAGAACGCTGTGTTCCACGAGTAAACCATCGTGTTTTTGACCTGCAGCAGCTGCCTGGTCACCGGGTCGATGGCCTGCCGGCGGCGCATCTCGTCCGACACCATGATCGCCATGGCGCGCTCATGGGAGAAGACGACCCTCGGCACACCGATCGAGGTGGGCACGACCGGGACCTCGCCGAACTCCGGCCGGATCTCAGGGAAGTCGTCCGCGTAAAGCGGCGTTGACTCGCTGTACCGCACAGCGCCGCTCGGAGCGGCGCCGCCCATCCGCAGGACGCTGTCCATAATGAACTCGTTCTGCGTGATGTCCAGGATGAGCGCAGGGATCGTGAGCGGGTCCTTGAGCAGCTCGTTTACGGTGAGCCGGGGGGCATCGCTGTAACCTCTTGCACCAGTAGGCATTAGCCTGTCCCTTTCTCAGAAGACCCGGACGCGGCCGAGGAAGTAGGAGGCCGCACCCTGTCCGCCGATCTGCTGGGTGAGCATCGCGCTCGACACCCCGCCGGGATGCGTGCAGCGGCCGACGACATTGCCCGGTGCGACAGTGATGGCCTGGGAAGTGCCGGGGAAGTAGGCAGTCGCACCGACCCCTGTGACACAGCCGGGAGCCGCGCCGCTGCTCGTCGCCGTACCGCAGACCAGCAGGTCGCCCTCGCGGGCCGCGCCGGCGTACCAGCACCAGATGTCCCAGCCGCCGGAGTACACCGGCGTGTAGTCCGTCAGGACGCTGATGTCGATCAGCGGCTGCCCGTAGGTGTTGGCTGCGCCTGTCTGGACGGACACCACGTTCGCGTCCGCGCCGGCGAGACCGAGGACGTTGGTGACGCCGGTGGCCGCAGAAGCGATAGGCCCGGGGGTGACCGCGACTGTCAGGTCCGTGGTGCCCGCCGTGACGGTGTTCGGGACGACCCACTGTCCGCCGTACACCAGCCCTGCGACCTGCTTGTTCCATGGGCCGCGTGTAAAGTGCGGCAGAACCGCTGACATGGCGGCCTCCTAGTTCCCGTTACTCACGCCGACGGCTTCGCCGAGCTGGTCGATGTAGCGGGCCGTGTTCACTTCAGGCCCGTCATGTTCTTGAAGCGGGACACCACGTCCTGCCGGTCGGCGAGTTCCCGCTGAGACACCACGTCGTCTTCGGGGGCATCCATCGGGGAACCGAGTTCCACGTCCAGGTCCAGGAGCCGCGCCTGCCGTGCGTACTCCGACAGGACGCGGCGCATGATGCCGCCCGCGTCGACGGTGGTGCCGTTGGCGAGTTCCACCGCATGCCCGGCACCCTCCAGGAGGGGACGTGCCAGCTCGGTGATGTACGGGGGGACGCCGAGGTCCGCCATGCGGCGTTTCTCCGACTGGTAGTCCTCTTCGCGGAGCCTCGCCGAGATGACGGCGAGTTCCCGCTGGGTTTCCTCCGCCCGCGCGTTCGCCAGGTTGATTTCCATCTGCGCCTCAGCGGACAGGCCCGCCGAAACCGGCTCCTGGGTGGAGTTCTCGGAGTCGAACGCGGCTTCCAGCTCAGCGAGTTCCTCATCCGACAGGGCGGCGATTTCCTCCGCGAGCGCGTCCGTGTCGTCCTCCTCACCGGGGCTGGTGAGCGCGTCGAGTTCCTCGGAGGTGATCACGACACCGCCGGCGGCGAGCGCGTCGAGCTGCTCGTCGGGGAGGTCCAGCAGCGCCGCCAGCCGCCGCTTCTGCTCGTCGCTGAGGCTGTTCAGGTCTGCCATGACATCGGTCCTTACCGGGGGGCTGTCGGGTGGCTCCGGCGAGGAGGGGCCGTCAGGAATCCCCTCCTCGCCGGCGAACGTGAGGGCAGACAGGTCAGCGATCTCGTCTGCCGGGGGGGTGGCTGCCTCGATCGCTTCCCAGGCGCCGAGGCCGGGGATGCGGGGGTCGAGGGTGCCGAGGACATGCTGGATGGCGGCGGGGAACCGCTTGCCGTCGCTGCGGGCGTAGTCTTCGACGATCCGGGCGGACACGCCGAGTTTCGGGTTGGCGGTCAGCACCTGCTCGCCGGCGGGGTTGAGCTGCGCGGTGACGTAGAGGCCGTCGGCGTTCAGTTCCATCCCGGTGATCTCGCCCCGGGTGCGTTCCGGGTCGTTGGTGTGCGTGTTCTGCGCGTCGGCAAGCTGGAACGGCACCTGGTCGTAGGCGCGGGCGTTGAACGCGTCCACGATGCGGCTCAGGTACTCGCGGGTGAAGCGCAGGGTGCGGCCCTTGTACTCGACTTCACCGACCGGCAGGACTTTCTTGCGCCACAGGTGGTTGCCGAGTTCGATGGCCTGCGAGCCGTGGAACGGGGTGAGGACGGCAAGAGACATGTCAGGGTGCCGCCTGCCGGTACAGCCGCTCGCGCAGCAGGTACCCCTCCAGTTGCCAGATCTTGTCACGGGCCTCAGCGCGGGCAACCTGCCGGCCGATTTCCGCATCGAAGTTCGCGGGGCTGACCGCCGCCGATTCGCCCGTTACCGTGAAGCCGTTTTCCAGGACCAGGCAGCAGACGGTGAGGGTGGTGCCGGGGAACACATAGAACATCTCGCCGGCGATCTTTGCGTCCAGGGTGTCCGGCGTGATCCGGGGCGCGGTCAGGTTCTTCGCCTGGACGGCCTGCTCGATTTCCCGTTCATCCATGGCGCTCACCGGGCACCCCAGGTTCCCGGTGGCCATGCCGACGGGATGACGTACGTGCACCGGCAGTCACCGCGTGTGCAGCTGGCGTGCCGTACCCGGGTGCCGTAGAACTCGGCGTCCGCACAGGGGCCGCACAGTCCGTCCAGGGCGGTCAGCCATGCCGGCTCCGCCGCCGGTGCCGTTGTTCCCGGCGGCTCATGCTGGTTCAGGGGGTCAGGCATCAGCTGCCGCCGCCGAACGACCCGGCCTTGGCGTTCTGGCTGTGCTTCGCGAATGCCAGCGCCCTGGCCGCCGGGAATCCCTTGGCGATGAGCTTCTTGTAGATCGCCTGGCCTTTGGGGGTGAGGCCGTTGCTGTCGCTGCCGCCGGAGCCGGCGCTGGTGTCGCGGGGCCCGTCGCTGACCCCGGTGACAGGGGTGGCGAACCCGGCGCTGCGGACCGCCGGGATACCGAACTGCTCCATGAGAGGGGTCTGCCGGGGTTCCGGCTGCAGCGGCTCGCCGACGGGACGGATGCTGCCGCTGACGGCCTTGTTCCAGGTGCCGACCGCCTCGATCAGGGCGGTCCGCTGGTGGTCGCGGGGCTGCAGGTCGCGTCCGTTGACGCTGGCGACCCACTTGCCTTCAGGGGTTTTGCGGAGGCTGGCGATGGTGGCGCCGCCGTGCCGGTGGCGGAGCACCGCCGTACCGTTTTCTCCCCGGTTCACCAGGACGTCCATGGGGCCGTGGATGGGGCGGCGGAGGGTGCCGGAGGCCAGTTCGACGGCACTGCGGGTGTTCGCCAGGGCATGGGAGGCGCTGCGGGGGCTGATGTTCACCACGGCACCGTTGCGGGTTCCGGCGACGGACGGGGCCGGGGTGCGGAGTTCCCCGGGCTGGGTCTGCAGTGACGTACCGGATGCGCCGAAGTCCCTGGCCGGGGCGACGTGCCCGCATTCGGGGCAGGTCAGGGTGCTCCCGTCGGCGTCCTTGGCGGTGACGGCGAGGTACAGGCCGGAATCCCCGCTGCCGGCGTGGGCATGGCTGCGGCCTGTCGCGGACAGCTTCCCCATGCCCTTCCGCCCGTATTTCCGGCGGCCGATCCAAGCGGCCAGGGCGTCAGGGTTGTGGGCTCCCCGGGCGGCAAGGGTAGAGGACAGTTTGCGGAAGTTGGCACCGGACCCAGGAGGTGCTCCTGCTGCGGTACCTAGCTCCAGGGCTGCCGGCACAAGTCCTTCCCCGGCCAGCAGCCCACTGTCCTAGCGGAATCGTACACGCAGGTTACGGCTCCGCGCACGTGCATCTGCAAGTACGCCGTCAGGGATACCGCGCCTTAAGGGGCGCTTGCGCCTTCAGGCAGGACTGCGGAACGCACGTGCATTAGCTGCTTGCATCCGTTTCTTGCATTTGCCCGTGCTCGGGTAATTCCGGGAATTAGGATGCCGAGCCAGGGCCGGGGCGCGGTCAGCAGCCCTGGATCACCCGTGCCCCGGCCCCCGTCATGCTACGTCCGGCAGCACCAGGGGCAGAATGTGCGGACGGAAACCCTCCGGCAGCCGCCGCGCATCATCATCCGCCTCGGCGCGGCTGTCAAACGGACCGTTCACGAGAATCACGCAGTCATGCCCCGGGTACTCGTCGCACTCCCCCGACAGGCCCAGCACGACATAGCTCACACCACGGGAACCTAATCCTCCGCCGCCTCGTCCACAAGAGCCGGGGCCGCCAGCACGGCATCCTCCTGCGGCACCCCTGCCTGCAGCATCGCCTGCAGCAGCACCTCCACCGCGTTCTCCCGCTGTTCCGGGCTCATCACAGGCTCCGCACGTAATCATGGATGACATTGACCAGCGGAACGACCCCCAGTGAAATCGCCGCCACCACCGGCGTCAGCCCGACAGCAAGCCCGCCGACCGCCACCCCCACCCCCGCCAGGGTGAACAGGCTGTTCATCGAGACCTTCGTCTGCAGCTTCCGGTTCTCATCGCTCCTGTCGTCGTCCCAGTGGGCGCGCAGGGACGAAATCAGCCGCTGCTGCGCCCGGTGCATCACCGACAGCCTGTCCTGCAGCTCCCGATGCTGCTGCTCGCTGATCTGGTTCATCTGCCGGGCCACCTCGGCTGACACCCGCGCGTCGATGTACGCCTTCAAGGCCGCCATGCTCGCCCCCGGGGCCGCCAGGCTGGCCAGAGCCGGGTCCTCCCTGGTCAGCTCCTCCCCTGCCGATCCCGGTTTAGCCGGCGGAGGCGACACCGGGGCGGCCGACGGAACATGCGGCTCCTCCGGTGCTTTCGCCTGCCGGGCCTGCACCTTCGCCTCATGCCGGGCGACCGACTTGCGGACCGCCGCCGCCATCCTGGCCTGCTCGCTGCTGCTAGTCCGGGGTGAAACGGGACTGTGAGTAGCCATGCTGGCCCGGGCGGCTGCCCTCTGCTTCGACTCGGCCACTTTCCAGGCCGGGTACTTGTCGACCAGTTGCTGTCCCACAAGCGGAAGCCACCCGTGCCGGTACGTGTACGCGGTCCCCTTAATGTGATGCCCGTGGATAGCGGCGAGTTCCAGCTGCCCCCCGATCGACAGCGGTTCCGCGCCCAGCTGCCCGCTGATCATCCCCAGCCGGGTAGTCACCTCATCCGGCACCGCATCGTCCAGGTACTCATCGAACCAGGCCAGGTCCAGTTCCAGGCCGTCATCCTGCTCCGCCAGCGGCACACTGAGACTGTCCTCCAGGCGGGCCAGGACGCCCCCGACATCCCGAACCTCCGCCAGTGCGCGTCCGCTGGCATCAGGGCGGGCGACCAGCTCACGGGCCAGCTGGTCCACCAGCCGCACCGCCTCCGGAACCCGTGCCGCCTGATCCTGGTTCGCCCAGTCCAGCAGCTCGTACGCGCGCCGCCCCTCATCGGTGGTGCCTGTCATGCTGCCTCCTGCATCGCCTGAAGCTGTGCCTTAGCTGCCCCGACCGCATGCGTGATGACTGCCCCGGGGGCAGTCTTCGTCCACTCGTCCTTGATGGTCTGCTCGATCCGGTTCAGAGCCGCCTCACGCTGCTGCACCGTCAGGTTCCCCGTATCCAGCCCGGATGCCGCCGCCAGGGTCTGCTCCGCCATAACCCGCGCTTTCCGGGCGGGGCCGACCGCGTTAACCCGGTCGGAAATCGCCTGGATCACTGCCGGGCTCGCATCGCCCGGCAACCTGGCGAGGGTATCCGCGAAATCGTACGCCTGGCGCGTCCAGTCCGGGTAATGCGGCCAGGAGTTCCCGTTGCGAATCAGCGCCGGGTCAGCCATCCGCCGCGCGTACTCCCCCATCGTCAGGTGAACCCCCGACGTGGTATTCAGCAGCGTGAACTGGCGTTCCCTGATCAAGGCAGTATCGGCAGCCAGTCGTTTCATGATCGCCCGCCCGCCCGGCCTGCTCCACAGGCTAGCGTTCCTGGCCATCTTCTCAACGGCGAAGACGGCGCTGTCGATGGCGTACGGGTTGTCATGCCCGCCAATCTGCACAATCGCCTTACTGAGAGCCTCCATGGCGTCACTGCGCTCAGTGGAGGGAGGCAGGGCATCCAGGTGCTGCGCCGCCGCTGACAGTGCGGCTGTGGCTGCCTTCCGGGCATCTTTCCATTCCCGGCTTGTCTTGTCAGCTTCACCCAGGATGGGTGTCTCCCGTCCGGCCACGCCTGCTTTCTCGAAGAACTCCGCTGCATGCTGTGTCGTGCCGAGCTGCGTGAACCCTTCCTCTATCGCCTGTACTGCCGGGTCCAGGTAAGCGGCCTTATCTTCCCGGCGAACCTCTCCCGGCGTGAAGCTTCCCGCCGGTACCACCTCATGGACCATCTCGTGCAGTGGGACGGTGAGCGCGTCCGGGTCCTGCACCGGCCCGGTTCCGGACAGGGCATCCTGAACATGTGCGGCAACCTCGTCGCTGTACCGCATGTGCCCGGACCAGTCGACATCCGCCAGCAGCGACGGCCTGTCCGCCTGCCTGAACTCGCCCGGCACCTGCCCGTCCCAGGCCAGGGCACTGTCCGGGCTGAACATGCCGGGCACGCTGCCGCTGGTTCGGTCGAGGAATCCCTTGACCGCCTGGATTTCCGGCGGCACCGGCGGGACCACGCCGGGACTCAGGGTATTCGCCAGGTTCCGGTACTGCTCAGCGCGGCTGCGCCCGCCGTTAGGGTCACGGTCGGCTTCCTTCGCGGCGGCCAGCAAGTGCAATGCGGCGGTTTTCGGCTGCCGCAGTTCAATCGCCCCGGATGCGTCCCGCAAGTGCAAGCTCTCCCCGGTCCGCCCGTGGGACATGGCATCATCGCGGAGCCAGTCAACAGCAGCGCTAACCCGGTCCCCGGTCCCCGGTGTGCTGCCAGGCAAGGCGTCGATGTCCTTGATCGCCTGATAATAGGCGGCAGTGCGGTCCTGGGCGCCAACCCGGCTGGCGTATGCCATGGCCCGCTGCAGCTTCATGATCGCAGGACCCTTGTTGCCCTGTTCCACCTGCGTGTATGCCTCATCGACGGCACGGCCCTCAGTGATCCCGGCGACGCCTTTCCGGATCTCCGCCAGCTTGTCAAGGACCGCTTTCCGCCGATTGTCCGTCGGCCTGGTGTCCCGGTCGGCTGCGGTAACCGCCTCCGCCGTGCCGCCGCGCACCCATTCACCGTGCGGCCCGCGCACCTCGTGCCGCCAGGCGTTCCTCCAGGCTTCCTCACCGGCTAGGCGGGAAGCCCCCGTAAAATCCAGCGGCCCCACAGGTTCCCCGGCCAGCTGCGCACTGATTGTTTCCCTGGCTTTCCCCGTCGCATGCTGCGGACCCGGTTCCTTGTCCGCTGCTTCTGTGATCGCGGCGAGCCCCGCGATCCATTTCGCTTCTGCCGGGTAGTTGTCGGTGAAGTGGGCCTGCAGTTTCCCGATGTGCTCCACCGCGCCGTCCAGGTGCCGGCCGCAGTGCTGAGCGTCGAACTCCCACTCTTTGCTGTCCGGGTCGTCGGTCAGCATCGCCTTGACATGCCGGCTGCCGTGGGTCAGTTCGTTGATCACTGAGGCGAGCAGGTGAGCGGTCGTGGCGATCTTCGCGTTCTCGCTGACTGCTTTCGCCAGTGCGAGGGTCTGCTTGACCTGTTCCAGTTCGGCGGCTTCCGGCGGGTAATGCTCCCGGAAGTTCGCTGCGAGGCTGTGCGCGGCGTCCAGGCAGTTCTGGATATGCCGGGCCATGTTCTCGCAGTGGTAGCGGCGCAGGTCACCGGATGCTTTCCCGGCGACCTGCATCCGCTGCACCGAATGGGTCAGCTCGTAGACGATCCGGTTGATGCGGTGCGCGGTGAACAGCGTGAATGTTGCCTTGTCGTCCGGTACCGGCAGGCCGGGGTCTTTCATCGCCTCCGGGGCGACAGTTACGTTCCGTTTTCCGGCGAGGTCCCAGAATCGCGTTTCAGGCCAGCCCGGATAGCCGCGCTGATCTTCGCCGCTGCCTCCAGCCGCTGCTCCTCCGGCAGGTCCCAGTAGTCCGGAGGGACCGCCACGTGGATCTTCGGCGGCGTTGGAGTGGTCGATGATCCGTCCGCCACCGCTGCCTCCCGTACTGATCGTGTCAAACGTCTGCAGGTCGAAGATCCCGACCTGGTCCCGTTCCCTGCCCAGCCGCTCGGCTTCCGCCCGGTCCTGGACGTTCTGGGAGGGGTCCAGCCACAGTTTACCGTCCTCAACCCACCCGCCCAGGTACATGTCCTTGCCCTGGAAAGCGTCCCGTTCGCTCGTCAGCATGTCGTCGATGGCCCGGGTCAGCCGGGCCGGGTCGTCGAGGATCTCAGCCGGGTAACG